AATAGTATCAACTACACCACCGATTGCGTTGCTAACGTCCTTAAAAAATGGTATTGAATTTTCTAAAGCTCTTTTAACTTTATCAAAGTTCTCAACTAAAGCAATCAAACCAATAACCAACAAACCAACACCCGTAGCCGCTAAAGCTATTCTAAAGGCTTTTAACGCGCCCGTTGACGTTCCGACTACCGTATTATAAATCGATGTTTGTATTGCTAATTTTGCGGTCTTTAGCGCGCTTTCATCAAGTAACAAACCAGCTATCTGTTGTACACCGTTAGAAATCGCGATAGCGCCCTGAACTTTTAAAATAGCTTTTTGTAAATCTTCGCTTTCAGAACCGAACAAAGCCGCCGCACCTTGCGCAACTTCAAAGCCCGCCGCTAAACCTTGCGTAGCTTGAACCGCCACATCGAATTTAAACGTATCAGCGGCAAGAATTCTAACCCGTGCGCGCGTGTCGCCTATTTGGTCTTCGAGTTTAGCGGCTGCGATTAATAATTGGTTGAACTCTTTTGTGTTATCCTTGCCTTGTTGCTCGAGTAGTGTTAATTCCTGTTTTAAGCCGCGTAGCTGACCCGTTAAGGTCTTACCGCTCTTAGCTAACTTTTCAATTGAGCTTGTGTTACCATCGAGCGCCTTTTTAACTTCGCCCCCACTAAATGCAGCGGCGGCGCTTTTGGCTGCGTCTTTAAACTCGGTTGCAATCTTATCCGAAGCCTTTTGAGCGGACTTAACCGCCTCGTTATTTACCTCGTTTATCTTGTTAACCGTTGCTTCGAGGTCGCCCGCGTCGGCTTTGTACTTAATTAAAACTTCAGCCATTTTGGTGTTGCTTATAGAACACCTCAAATTTAATCAAAAAAACGTCAATATCGGACTGCATCAATTCTTTAAACTCGAGAACATTACCGCCCGCGATGTGCATCACTTGTTCCCTAAATTTGTCTTGCGCTTGCTTTGCCCGTCGTCGCGGTGAGAACTCAACGCCGCTAAGGTTTCGTGTAGCTTTTGAATTTGTACTCGGTTGTAATCCCATAATGTCGTTAACTCTTCGGGCGACATACGTAACAAGGGTTTCAGCGGCTCGATATCCAAACCTGTAAAAAAATCGTGCGACCCCTCCTCTGCCATCGCTTCAAATAGTTTTAGTTTCGATTGGTGGATATCGGGGTTTATAACCGCGGGGTTTTCGTCCGAGCGTATTACCCACGTTGCGGCAATGTTCAACAATAGGTCGCGGTGTATTACCGTGTTTTGCCTTTCTCTAATTACGTGTATGTAGGTAGCAACTAAAGCGGCGTTGCGTGGGTTCGTTAAGCCAGCGCCTAAAGCCTTTTCCATTTCGGTTAGTATTGCTTCCATCTCAGAACCCGATAAACCGCTGCTTAAGCGCTCGAGCAAACTCATACTCATAGCAAAGCGTTCAAGCGGTAACGAGGTTTCTTTTGGGAATCGGTAATAGCTAAAGCCGTCTTTAGTGAATAGCTGAACTAAGTTGTATTTAGGTAGTTCGGGGTTCGCCTTATTGCGCGAAAATATTAATCGCAGTCGCGCGCCTAATTTGTTGGATAATGTGGTCGATGTCATTTTTTACTTTTATGATATTGCCGCTACGCAGTTGAATTATGCAATCTTCGGTTTCTCCGCTAAACACATGGCTTATATCGTTTACGTTTATTAGCACCTCAACGAACCCAATATCGCGCTCGCTTAATTCGCGAAGGGTTTCATCCTCGGTATCGAGCGACTCGGTCAGGAACGCTTGGCAGAGGATGAACCCAGTCATTTTTATATCCAATAGTCGTGCGGGCATTCAGCATCTTTAACCCGCGTTTTAGCAGGTAGGAAACAACCGCACGCCGTACAAAGGTTTAACGCCTTATTGCGATGCTGGCATAAGTTACAAATAGGCGTTCGCGTTTCGCTTAACTCGTTCGCTTCCTTATTCGATGTTACCCAAAGATACCAGCCGTGAATTATTGATTTTATCCGTTGCATTCTACGCATTCCATTAAGTTAATTACTTCGGGTTCTTCGCTTATTATTTCAATGTTCGCCACGCTAAAGCTAATACAATCGTATTCCACTTCACAAATCGTAAACTTATTGCAGCCTGCTAACTCGAGCGTATAGCCTTGCCCGTTATCTATCTTCGCTCCCGTAATAGTTAGCAACCCGTCAATATCGGATTCGGCGTTAAACGCTTGCAGCTTATTCGTTGCGTTGTGCTTTAGCGTTATGGTGTAGCTTGTTTCGGGTTCTACAAAACCGAACGCTATACCGCCGTTGCAGTAAGCTACTTGAATGCCTGAATCGAAGCAAGGTGAACAAACGCTCATAGGTATCGCTTTAGAATTGCGTTTACAAAGTAACGAAAACAATCTAAAAAGTCGGCACGCTCAGAAATGTTTTTTCGATTGCTCTTTATTATTTGCCCGTCCGCGTTGCATTGCACTTGCTTCGCGTCGAAAACAAATCCTTTGCAGTTTTTACTATTAACGCGTATATCGAGTTTCTTTAGCGCGGTGTTGCAATCAATACGGCTATTAACGTGGCGCGGGTTCGCTGGTATTATAATTTGGTTATCGGCTAACTTGAGGCGGCGCTTAATCTGAATATATGCGCTTGAGTTATCACGTTCCTGTATTGTACCGCCTTTACCCATTGCGTCGCCTGTTATGCGTATTAAACCCGTTGGTATGTTCAATGCTTCGACCGCATCGCAGAACGCATCTATCGAACCGCGCTCTATCTTTATTTCATCCACTACCATAGCCGAACTGCCAACGTTTTGAATAACCAAAGCACAAAGAGGGTTAATATTGAAATCGACGCTTATAAACGTCGGTAAGTGCGCGTTATGTGTTGCACTATCGTCGATGTGCTTTTCGTCGCTCCAAGCGTATAGGAACGGGTTAGCAACGTCATCTAATACATCCCAGTCGCCCTCAACGAATCGAGCGTATTGAATAGGGGGCAATTCTTTTAACGCGTCTAAGTATTCGGGCGCGATGTGTGGGTTATCCGTTATTCGGCTCGGTATGTACGCCCAACGCTCGGGTAATGTGTTTTCGCGGTAACGGTTGTATATAATTGACTTAACCCAGTTTTGCGCTGGGTTGCACGTTGCAAGGCATACGATAGGCGGCTTGCCGTGCGCCTTATTCCAACTTCCAATGCGTTCCTGAACTTTATAAAAGGTTACCTCTTGCAATTCGTTTACTTCATCCAAGCCCGCGCCGTTAATTTCTAAACCTCGAAAGCGATTTAGGTCTTTGTCGTCGTCGAAACTTTCTGCCATAAACATAAGCTCCGAACCGTTTGTAAATGTTATAACGTTCGTTTCCCTATTCCAGTTCTTAACGTAACTACTTACCCCGTCCATCATTATCGAAGCAAAGCTCGGGAACGTGGTACGCTTTAAGTCGGGTAGGCTTTTACGAATAACCGCCCATCGGCTGCGCGGGTATGTTAAACAAAGCGATGTTAGAGTTAATAGAAGCCAATACGTTTTACCGCCGCGAATCTTTGCCCCCACACTTTCGAGCGGGGGCGGTTATCGTATAGCGCCCCCGAAGACAATAACTCTTTTGTCCCCGTTGGTCGCCATGTCGAAGGCTGTGGTTTGTGTTTCAGTTAGTGTAAAATTCATTCGGCTGGTTTACTCGGTTCGGTGCGTATGATAACAAGCGGCTCGGTCGTGGTTATGGTATTTTCTCCGTTATTGCTCCAACGCCCACGTTGCCTATTCGCTAACCAATGTTTAGCCGCCGCCGTGTCAGAGGGTAGCTGCTTGCGTAGCTTTACTACTTCGCCGTCCTTAGTTACCGCTTCCTCAACTATCGTAACACCTAATGCACGTTCGTACATCGAGCGCGCTACTTTAGCGTCTGCGTCCTCTTTTCCGCGTGTTAACGACTCTAAAAATGTGGGCTGGTCGCGTTTCCAATTGTTAAACGTCGCCTCACATATATCGAATGCCGCTGCCATTTGCACGTCGTTAAGCCCGAGCAAAGCAAGGTTAAACGCTCGTTCGTCGTATTCGGGTTTATAATCGGTTGGTCTACCTAATTTTTTCATCGCTTGTTTCTTGCTTTGCGGTATTTCTCAGCTTCGGCGTATGCTATCGCGGCGGCTTGCTCAGGTGAGTACCCTTCACTAATTAGCTTGCGAATGTTCATGCTTATAATCGTTTGCGTATCTCCTTGAAATAGTGGCATAGTATTACAAAATTACAAATTATAAGTGTCGATTCGTTTTTTAACCATTTCAATAAATCGCTCCATCATTGCCGCATAAAATCCGTTAAAGTCCTTATGACCTTCGGGCGCGTGTTCAAAGAGAACGTAAAGGGTAGCGCGTAACCTTTGGCTCGGTGTTTTGCTTCCGAGTTCGGCGGCATCGAGTTTAAGGTTATTGAGTAGCTGTTCGTCGTTGTAATTGAATTGTTCTCCCTTAAACGCCATAACACCTACGCCGCCCATCCATTGACTGAATAGCGCGCTCGTTTGTTCGGGCGTTAGTTCCTGCGTTCCGATTGTTACCTTAATCGTTTTATCGCGGCGCGTGGCTACCGATTCAATCGCACACGGTATGGTTAATAGGTTGCTCATTATCTTAAACTTAATAACGCTATTTCGCGAATAAATGCAGCAAGTTTAACTCCGTTTAATTTTGCACGTTCTTTTAATACCTGCATATCGTTTGGCGAAAAAGAAAGCACAATTCGATTGCTTAATTTTTTTGGGCGCGGGTTTCCCCTTTTTCGTTTTGTTGGTTTAGCATCCATGTTTTTCGGCTTCGGCTTGCAGTTCCTTTTCGACTTCCATAGCGTCTAAAACATAGTCGTGTCCATTATTAAGGGCTGTTAAAAACTCCCTGTATTCTCCGTCTATGGTTAAGGGGTTTGCTCTACTTTTTATAGCCCTTTCGATTATACCGCTTTCGGTTGTTCGGTTTTTTTGCGCTAATTCAATTAGTGATTCGTATGCGCTTTGCGAAATCTCTATTTCTATTTTCTTTTTAGCATCCATATTCGGGGTCGTGTTTCTTTGATTTGTATTCGAGCTTTAAGCCTTCGAGGTATGCGCGAACCATTGCCGTAATCTTTTCGCGGTGCGTTTGCGGTACGCGAAAGCATAAAGTAGCTGTTTGTTCGCCGTATTGCTTCGACCTACCAGCACCCTCACGGCGACCGCCACGCTTCGAAATCGGTTTCGGTGTTGCTTCCATTGCTGCAAATATAGTCATTTTTTGATTACGTTTTGCAAATTAATGCCGTGTTTTTTTAGCAGCTTAAGCCAATCGAGCGAACGGTTTAAATACAATCGGTAGGCTATCGAGGTGCGTGGCGCGCTCGTTAATTGCGCTGCATAGCTTCGATGTGTTTTAAGCGTGTCGGTGTAATGCGTAACGCCCTCTTTAAATTCGCCTTGCTCGGGTTCGTGGTTTGTCATGTAATCTATTATGCGTTCCTCGGTAGTCATATAATGCGAAAATTTATAGCGGCTATTAGGTAGTTACAGGAAATACTACGGAACTGCATAAAACGACAATATGTGTTCTATCATTGGTAGTGTCCATCCATCTCCTAATAATGACTGTGCTTTATCTTCATTCAAAATATCACAATAATCATCAGGAAATCCCTGTAACCTGCACATTTCTATTTTGTTTACTGTTCTCATCAATCCATTGTCTAAATAAATTACAATAACTCCAAACTTTTCTCTTGTTCTTAGAAACCTTTGAGCATTGTCTGAAAATTCATCAATATAACAAAAACTTCTACGTTCTAATAAAGTTTTGCTTTTTTCTCTTGTTGTAAATCCATCAGTTAATATGTCTTGTAGTTTTATTCCTTTATCTTTAGGTTGTGGAATATCCGAAACAATATCAAACATACCTTTCTTTGTTCTAATATTTGTCCAGTAATATCTATCTCGTAATTGAGCAGTTATTAAACTACTATCAATTCTTGACGGATATAAACCTAATGCCCTACTCATTATCCCAATGTCTTTTTTTCTTGCACTTCCAACATTTTCTTGTAAAAATTTTACATTTGGATTTAGCTTTTTACAGTGTTCTAATATTTCAATAAATATCCAAAACAAACCACTATTATCAGCATTTATTCCACCTCGTTTGCCTGATGAACTTAAATCTTGACAAGGGCTTCCACTCCCTATAAAATCAATACTACTCCAATCAATATCCCATTCTCTCCAATTTCTAATATCTCCAACTTGTATTACATCAGGAAAATGATGTTGTTGCAATTTGATAGCATAGGTTTTAATTTCACTTGAATAGTAGTTGTTTACTTTTATTCCTAAATTATGGAACGCTTGTCTTAAAGTTCCCATACCATTGAAAAGAGATACTACATTGATACCCGTACTTCCTGTAACAGCACCTACACGCAAAAAGGGGCTTTCGGCTTCGTCAGATAGTTTTGTGGTTATATTTAAGTTCATTGCTTCGTATTAAAATTTGTGGTTAAAATCCCTTTCAGCGTGTAGCTGCAAAACGTTAGCGGTAATTATATCGAAACCGATATATTATGCCTTGATTTCATATTTAAAACATATAAACCACAAGCAGTCATTGGCATTGAGTATGCAATTTTGGTTTGTTCTTCTTCTGTTAAATCTTTTGTTTGGTCAACTATTTCAATTATTCTCAACAATGTTAAAGGCAAATAACTACTGCTAACATCGATTTGGCAAGATTCGGGGTTTTGTTCTTTATTCATCATTTGTGTTTTTAATTAACATTAGTAATAATTTGAGCGATTGTGCTTTTAAGTCCCCAACCTCGCCAAGCCGAGAACCGTTATGTGCAAGGCTCAAAACGGCGTAAAGTCAAATGTTTCGTTAGGTAATATTGCGGTTTCCTTAACTGGTAGAAAGCTGCTGCCATTATTGCCGCCGTTATCGCTAAAATGCGTTAGCGTTTCATTATGCTTAAACCTTACTTCACCCGTTGAGCCTTGCCGATGCTTTTCGAATAAGTAAAAAACATCATTCGTGTATGGCGTTCCGTTATCCTCAGTAAGCGCGTAGTATGAAGGTCGCCAAACGAACATAACGGTATCGGCATCCTGTTCTATGCTACCCGACTCGCGAAGGTCTGAAAGTATCGGTCGTTTGTCGGCTCTTTGTTCAACTTGCCTACTTAATTGAGCAAGTGCAATAATTGGTATATTTAGTTCCTTTTGCGCGGCTTTTAGCGTTCGGCTTATTTCAGCTACCTCCGCCTCGCGATTACCGCCTTTGAAGCCCTCAATAGTCATTAACTGCAAATAATCGATTATAGCCCACTTACAACGATTTTTACGCACCTCGCGGCGCAATATCCTTACGGCTTCATGTACACCGCATCTCGCTTTGTCGTAAATCAAAATAGGGAGCTGTTCGGTTTTGCCTATCGATTGCTCGAACGCGTGTAGCTCGGGTTGTGTTAGATTACCATCGCGAAGGCGTGCGCTGTTAATTAGGCTTTCTCCGTGCTGCAAAATAAGGCGCTGTGCTAACTGGCTGCGATTCATTTCGAGGTTGAAATAAACGCCCGCTTCGCCAAACTGAACCGCGTGAAATAGTGCGAGGGCTGTTTTACCCATCGAAGGGCGACCCGCTAAAATTATTAGTTCGGGATGAAAGCCGCCCGTAAAACGATTTAAGGCGCTTAAGCCTGTGTTTAAACCGCTCGTTTTACCCGACTGATACAAAGCGGCGCGGCGGTAATATGCTTGCCTTTCTTCGTCGGATAGTTGAGCCATGTTTATGATATTATCGGTCGGGCTACCGTCCTCGATTAAAGAGTTAAGGCGTTTTATTATTTCGGTTGCCGTTTCAACCCCGCTGCGCATCGTTCCTATACCTAACGCTTG